CAACATCGTCCATTTCATGCTCGGCATCATCCAGAGCCGCATTGTTACGGTCGAGTTCCCGCTCCATGTCGTTCAGCGCAGCGGTGGCATTATTAAGCTGAATCTGCCATTGCTGCGTTCTGCGGTCATTTTCACCGAAGGACTCGGAGGCGTTGGCAAGTGCCTGGCGCAAGGTCTCGATTTTCTGCTTCTGGGCTTCGATTTCCTTGTTCAGCACCTGGTTCCGGGCAGTGAGGGCTTCCACGGAATTGTCGTTTTTGTCGAACTGCGACTGAACGACCTTCATTTCCGAGCCGAGGACTTTGAAGGACTGGTTGATTTCCGACAGAGCCTTCTTGAACTCCTTTTCGCCCTCAAGACCGATTTTTAAGCCAAAATCATCTGCCATCTATACCACCTCCTTCGTCAGATTCCGTCCGGGATAATGTCATCGATGAACAGTTCCCGCTTGGGCTTGGCAAGCCCGTTATATTGCTTGTGGCACTCCCAAAGGTCCAGGAGCAAACCAAACGGCATCAGCCACACCTCATCCTGCGACAGATGGAGGTGGGCGATGCCGTAATATAAAAGTCGAGTAAATAACTCTTCGTCACTTACTCGACCGCCGCGTTTTTTGGGTCAGACTCGCTTTCTACATTTCGCTTGGTGCCCTTATACAGAGCCTCGGTGATAGCCACCTTGTAGGTTGCCAGATCCACGGGAGTAGTGAGCAATTCCACCATCTCCTCGGTGAGCAGTTCCTTGGGGGCATCCTTATGCTTGAGGTTGTGAACCAGAATGGACTGGTTCGCCAGAAGCGTGATGAGCCACACGATCTCGCCAATGGCCATCTCGAAGTTCTCGGACTTCATCAGCTTATCGCCCAGGTTCTCCAAACCGCCGTAACGACCGGCGATGTCCTTGGTAGCCTTGGTTGTCAGAAGCAGCGTATACTCATCGCCGCCGATGTTGATATTTGCAGAGCGTTCAGTAGTCATAGGTCAGTCCTCCTTATTCAGCCGCAGCGGTGGTATAAGAAGGCTCGTACACTTCCTTATACCAGTTGGTGATGGTGTCAGCGGTTACAGCAGAATCACCCTCGGTGACCTCTGCCTTCCAGGGATGCTTGCCATTGCCATCCACCTTATTGCGGCGGAGAATGGTGCCCTCGATGGTAGGAGTGCTGAAGGTGATGCTGTCACCCTTGGTCGCAAGGTTCGTGGCGGGGATACCGAACTTCACACGGTACAGCCAGTAATACTTGTACTTGCCGTTGGACTTCTTTGCACGGAAGCCTACAGCCACAGGATCGCCGCCGTCCTCACTGGTAGAGACCACAACGCCATTCGCATCAATGGTCGCGCCGGTCAGGTCGGAAGCAACAGATGCACCGACATCGTCCACGCCCAAGGACAGAGTGCCGTTTTTGAACTCCTTTACGATTTCTGCCGCACCATCATCTGCGTAGAGCGTTGCCTCGGCCAGTTCCACGGAGAGATCGGCATTCATTGCCTTTGCCAGTTGCACCGGGGTCGCATAGGTTTCGTTGCCATTCTCGTCCTCGGTGATTTTGGCATAATACAGTTTATCAAGACCGATAGTAGCCATGATTTATTCCTCCATTTCATAGTGTTTGGCTACATCCACCGCATAGTGGTGATAGCCTGTTTCGGTTTCATAACCGATGTATCTGCGGTCGGTTATGGTAAAATCAGCGCCCAGAAGCATTTTTACAACGGCGTTTTTATCTGCCATGTAGTTACCCTGGACATAAAGAGATAGTCGAGCCTCCTGCACATCAATGCCGGGAGCGTTATCTGCATGGAGGTCGAAAGTGTCAGTGATAGGAACCACCACGATGTACTTCGCAGGGGCGGTATCGTTGAACACACCAGTTTCAATGGGAATATCCAGAGCAGAAAGTGCCGTCTGGATATCTGCCAGTACACTCATAATTTTCTGACCTCCTCTTCAAATTTCTGCTGCATCGCAGTCTTACAAGCAGACCGAGATGCGGATTTCGCAGGTTTCAGAAAAGGCTTTGCAGGCTGACCGTGCTTGCCGTATTCGAGGATATTTGCCAGTTTTGCATTGCTTTCTCCATCACTGCGGGGTTCGGCAAAACCGACTTTGACATTGTGATTGCCATTTTTGTCGATTTTTGCAGGGGTCAGACCCAATGCCGATTCCAGTTCACCCGTGGAGCGGGATTCGTATTTTGTGCCGGAACCCACCACGGCGGAAAGGTTGCTCTGTACCTTCTGAAGGACAACTTCACCGCCTGCCTCCAATACGCTTTCAGCAACGGCATCAAAGTCCTTTCCCAGACGGGACATCCTTTCCAGAAATTCATCCGGCATTTTGATATCAACCTTTGCCAACGGTAGCCACCACCCTTTTGGCGAGGACTTCCGTGTACATACCGCGTCCCTTCACATCCTCGACCGAGGTCACCTCGAACCGCTCACCATCCGTAACGATGATGTGGTCGGTAGTGATGCCCAGACCGGGGATGCGCCGGAAGCGGAACAGATCCGTGGCTTCGGAGAAAGCGGCGAGGTTTGCCCACCGCTGACTGCCGTGCCGTCCCTCTCTGTAAACACGGACAGAAGCGAGGACTTCATCCACCGTAGCAGTGAAGCCCTCGCTGTCCTTGACCGTTTTTGTGATAATGATGTCGGCAAAGCCATTCATTTTTCCGAAACTCATGGTCACACCTTCCATTCCCGGTCGAGCCGAAGCAGAAGGTTGACTGTGTTCCAGACCTGCTGACCCGCTTGCACATTGTCAGCAAAAAAGCCGCCCGTGCTGCCGTCCCTGGATTCGTAAAAGTGGGACGACAGCATAATAACTGCCTGCTCGGTAGTGGGCGGCATATCCTTTTTGCTGTAGGTGCCTGCGGGAATATGCTGATAGCTTTCTGCGTATGAAACAGCGGCGGTGATGTAGCCCTTCAGCAATGCATCATCCGCCGCATGGTCGAGAATCAGATTCTGTTTTACTTTTTCAAGCAAAGCATCCATCACCGCCACCTCCATTCATTAGGCAGTCGCCATCTTGAGCAGCTTGACCGCTTCGGGGAGAATCAGCTTGCCGTCCACGCGCTCCTTGGCAACGAAGCCGACCATGCCGTTACCGGCGAAGAGTTCCTTCAGTTCCGCAAAGGAACGAGTGCCACGGTCACCGATGTTGTAGTAGTTGTAATCACCGAAAGCGATGGCAGGCATACCTGCGGTGATTGCGGGGAAATAAGGAGAGGTGTGAACCTCGTAGCCCAGGAGTCTGCCGGGTTCGCCTGCCTGCACGGAATCCTGCCACAGGTAGCGACCGTTCTTGTCAGTCAGCTTGCGGATCGCTGCCAGAGTCTGGTCATTGCAGATGAACTTGGCGTTCTTGCGGTAGGGGCGCTTGAGAGAGTACACCAGGTCGATGAGTTCATCGGCAGTGATTTCGGTAGCAGATGCAGCAGTCACGCCAATCTGTGCGCCACCCTCCTCGGCAAGCAGACCCAGGGGCTGACCTACGCCGGTACCATTGAGGAAGGCATCCTCTTCCGCATTGGCCAGAGCCTTTGCAAACTGACGAAGGATGTACTTCTCCAACTGGAATGCGTTGTCGTAGAGCAGTTCCTCGGTGACCTTCACGGCAACATGGAGCTTATGGGCATCCAGATTGATCTGGGCAAACTTTGCATCGCCCCAGGTGAGTTCCTCGCCCTCATCGATCCACGCAGCCGCAGGCTTGGTGGCAGCGATGTTGATCTTACGCTCACCACTGGTGGTGATGGTGTGGCCCAGCTTACGGAAGATGTTCTCTTCCTCCAGAGCCTCGATCAGACGGGAGTCATACTCTTCGGGAACCAGGTAGCCACCGTCAGCGTCAATGCCCTCCTGGAGAACATTGCTGACCTGGCGGAAGTTGGTACGGAGAGCCTTGAGCATACCGTCCTTATAGGCATCGGAAGCACGGCCGGTTTTGGGCTTCTGGTCATTCACAGAAGTGCCATTCATAGGCTTTTCGGTGATGGGAGTAGAAGTGGGCTTGGAAAGCTGTGCGTCCATAGCAGACATGGCTTCCATACGCTCGATTTCAGCACCGTAGTCCTGAACCTTCTTTTCCATCTGGGCATAG